GCATCATACATTCCTTTTTCAAGTAATAATTTTGAAATCCTGTATAACTCAATTGTTTATTCGTCGTATACAATCCCTTCTAAACTATTCTCTATTCTTTTTTTTCTGCTAACTACCTTTTCCAATACACTTAATATTCTTAATGATTTTACTAATGGTATCTCTACAGATGAAATACCTTTATTCAGTTGTGATTTTTTTTCAATTAATCTCGCGTGGTATTTTTTAAGATGCGGAAATCTTATTCTTGCAACATCATCCCAATAACGCTCACTAAGCGTTCCGTAATTCACACCTAACTCATTAAGTATTTTAAGTTTTATTTGCTGCAATTCATCAGAATTATCTTTTGAAGCTTTCCTGTATTTTTGCAATTCAAGATTCAGAGAGTTTAACTTTGACGAACTTTCTACACTTAAGAAACTAAGTGCGTTGAAACTCTTTGGTGCAACAAGAGAGGAAAGGAATTCGTCATAATCCTCTAAGCCAACCAATGCAGCAAGCACGTCTCGTTCCTGAAACTTAGTATCATTAGACCCAAGTAATGAAAATTCTTGAAGTCGATTTCTATCTATAAAATTAAACTTACAATCTGTATTAGGGATAATCTCTTTATTATTGAAATCATAAATGGTAAGACTATGTTTCCCATTGCGCCTAATATAATTTTTTAGTGTTGTTTTTCTTCTTCCAGCTTCTTTGATATCACCAGTTGTTTGAAATTCAAGTGCTTCACAAAGACTACTTTTTCCTCCGCCGTTTGGTGCAAAAAATATATTATTGACAACATTAAAATTAAATTTAACTCCCAAATCTTCCTCAGTAAGCTTACCAAAGCCACGGAAATTACTGACCTGCAGGTATTTTATTTTCATATTAGAGGCCTCACTACCCCGTTCACGTACATTACGCGACTCGTAGAATTTTCTATATTTCAAGAGGTTTCGGTGGAAATTAGTGATCTTATATACATTTTTATACTCTTCGGCATACTTCAATCTGGCTGTGATTTTGTTAGCATTATTGTTCTTATCGATGATAAGCCATGACAATAGTTTCCTGTAGTTATTTTTATCATCGTAATAATTATATAGAAATTCAGAGATATACTCGTCCATAGGTAACCTTAAGTTTTTGTATAGAATTTACAATGTAAGAATTTTCCGGTTTACATTATACAAAAATAAGATTTTTTGCTAGAGCTGTTAGCAACTTTAATTAAAATATCATAAATATCGCGAATCGGTAAATTTTCAACATATTATTCTATAAAAACCACTTATTTTTTGTATAAATCTAAACAGTGATTTTTTTCAACATTTACGACCCTCCTTTATAGAGTCACATTTTTCTAAATTTGACCTATGCAGAGTACGGAGGTGAAGCCATATATTGTTAACAACATTACCAAAAGATTAGCTTCGTTCAATCCACAACTGACCATCGGATGATGTCCGGTAAATTTTGTTACCTACTCTCAGTAGACTACCTCCAAGCAAAGAAAAAGCCAGCGCTCTACTGATACTTAGCTCTTGCATTGCTCCTTTAGATATTAATCTGTCTACCATGGGTTGTAACAACTTAGCACGTGCCTTTTCCATCTGTTGATTGCTCAAAATGGCTGCAACAGCTCTGCGCCAGATTAGATCCATATCACTTTCTAGCTCATAAGGTGACTCAATTGAATGTTTTATGAATGGAGTATCTCTCAACCGACGCATCAGCCTGCGCCGCGTAGCCAGGTCCATGTTGTCAAAATCGAATATCTCTTCCTCTGACTCTTCTGTCATAGCCTCCACATCAGGTGGAAAATCGGTGGTTTTTTCGCCTTCCGTAGAGTTATTGACAGAACTCCAAGCGTCGCCGGATGGCGACGACAAAACGGCAACCCCCAAACCGGGGCCGCTTTTGGCTCCGGTGGAGGCTTTGGATTTGGCGCGAATGGTCCACTTAACCAGACGCGTGCAAATGCGGGAACTCTCACCCAGACGCGGCGACCAGACCCCGAAAACCTTTTCCGGGGTCTCACAGTAGGCGTTCAATTCGTCAGCGTCCTGATAAGCCAGACGGACGATGTAGTCTTCGCGTGGAATCAACACACCACCCTGGCGCAGGATGTAAGTTGCAAAACAACCCACGTCGGCAGCAGCGCAGACGGCATCCATTGCAGGATCAGCCAGTAGCGGCTTGCCGCGTTTGAAGGTTTTAGCAATCTTTTGCTGATTCGTGATCTGGTTGCTCAGTTTGCGCAGCTCTCGATAAACCGTTACAGGTGGCTGGCCCATTGGCTGGAACTGGCGGATGCGGTGAAGGGACGCCCATGCCATCGCATATTTAGCCGTTTCATTCAGCGGCTTGCCGCTTTCGTCGTCCAGTTCACCGGCCAGCGCGTGGCCGTCGATGTTCTTCGAAATGTATTTAGCGATGTAAGCCGTTGCCGATCCCTTGCGCGGGTCCATCTTTTTGGACTTGAAGCGAGCGCCGGTATTGCGGCCCAGCTCGGCGCGGTCCTCTTTGATGAAGTATTTCCGGAGTATGGCGGTTGTGGCTTTAACCTCTGCCTGCGGCATAAAAAGCAAAGCGTGCCAGTGTGGCGTTCCATCGTGGTGCGGCTCGGCGACACGGAAGCCATAAGGGCGTAAGTCTTCGCGTTTCATTTTGGCGGTTGCGCGGTTCCATACCCGGCAAAGGTATTGTTGCGCTTGGGCAACCGTCGTGTGGTTCCATTTGGCGTTGTGGTGGCCTGACTGGATATTGCTGTGATATGCCGATGGGCAAGTGATGGTCAGGAAAATGCCCACGTCACCGCGCTGTTGCGCGACAAGTTCAACCCCAGCCATTCGCGCCATCAATTCATGACGGCGGATCGCCGGGTTAGACGTGGATTTGTTAATCATATCTTCAAGTGATGAAACGTTGCCGTCTTCGTCGACTAGCTCATGACTTTTGAAAAAATCGCAATTCTTGCGGCGCTGTTCCTGCCATTCCATCAGGCTGGAGGCGCTGACATAGGCGTGGGCCTTTTTGTGAACGGCCCCGATTGCACGCAGCTGGTTTTCGCGCCAGTCACAGCGAAGACGCCATATTTTGCGGCCCCACCAGTCCGGCGAACACATACGCAAAATGGCAGTGAAGATCCGCTCACGTTCCCACGGCGCATTCCATGCCGGTGGCACAATACGAAGGGCCAGCATTTCGCGGCCCAGGTGGCAATAAAGCCAGTCCAGCTCTTCAACGCTCATGCCCTCGGCGGTTAATCCCAGGGCTTCGCATTCCGTTTCAAGCATTTCAGCAATACGGCTACCGATCTCGTTTGCAGCGCTTAATGCTTCGCGCTTTGTAAAGTCTGCCAGACGTTGCCAGCGCCCGTGCCAGTACGCGGCCAGCTCGCTGGTGACGTCAGTTGCCACCCCCTGTTTGCTGCGAACAACATCAAGACGCATTAATGATTTTTTCACGGTGCCCATAAGAAAATCATTAATGTGTCGGGCTTCGCGGTTCGAACGTAGCCAGTCAATTTTTTTGCGCCAGACTTCGCGGATAAAGAATGGCTCAGACAATAAGCGACCCTCTACACCTTCCGGGGTTTCTGCCCAGGCGGCAGCGGCGGCAATTGCGGCCGCATTGTCAGCGCTGACCATCTTTTGATGAATAGAAAGCGGCAGGCCGCGCGGCTCGTATTTGTCCAGGGCAAGGATCAGCGCTTCACGGTTGCGAACCTCATTAGGGTTGTAACCCGCGCGCTTGATCAGCCGGTCGATATGCCTTTCAACGGCAGGGTGACGCGCAACCGCCCCGGCAAGCGGGGCGAGTTTTGCGGATTCAAAGCGATACGCCCCGATAGCGGGGCGGGGCTTGTTCCAAGGCCAGGCGAAATCTGTCACTTCCTACTTTCCACGTTGTACTTTTCGTGGGTCATAAGTGACCAGACCTTGCCGTCGTTCTTACTCAACAAGCGCCAGCGGCAACCCAAACGGATCACCAGGTAATGATGTGGGGCGATGCGAGAATAGTTTTTCCGACCTTTCGCGTACTGGCTTAATTCAGCGGTTGCTCGTTTACTCACACACAGCGGCGCAGCGCATGAAATCTGCAATCGGATAAT